GGTCAAGAGCGGCTGTTTCCAATGGAACATTAGGGTCTCTGGCGGTGAGATGCAGTTTTCTCCAAGTTCGAAGTGGATCCTGCATTGTTGTACTGGTTGTCCAAGGATCGACGTAGACCCTCGCCAGAAAGGTCACGCCGGTATCGGGCAAGCATGTTTCAAATTTCATGCGCAAACCCAATTGGTCACAAACCTTGGTGTGGGCTCGTTTGAGCTCTTTACGAGTCAAACCATCATCACCAAATTTAGGCCCAATTAGGCAGAAACATTCATATGGTGTCAAATGCGGGAATGTTTCTCTAAGGCAACAATATTCCTCAAAACCATCGGTGTGGGTATTTCCGTCGCACGTGGCTGGGTTACCACTTTTGACGCCCTCACCGGGTTCATATTTAAAATTGAAGCGCTTAGCGAATGCTGGTATGCTGAGAAGATAGTTAGCATACTCACGAATTGCAGTATGGTAATCTGGGTGGAAATAGCGCAGCATGCATGCTATATAAACCTGCATCTGCAGCCATTTAGATGTTGTTCCATCGAGATTCTCAAAATCAGTCTCACCAATTTCATCAACTCCAGCAGCATAGTCCATCACACATTGGGCAATTTCAACAGGTGATTTGCCAGGGCAGAACCAATGCTTATTATGTTCACCATGCAGTACATCATCTCGATATTTCAAAGTGTACTGCGAAAACTGGAGTAAAAATCGGATATCAGGATAGGATGATATTATCCTGGCTGATTTCATGCAAGCTTCGTTCTTCATAAAAGCTTCAATTTTCTTTTGAGGTGCCATTTCGACAGTTTCCCAAACCTGCTTAGTGGCCAAAACCTGCGAAGGTTTATCTAGTAGTTCTGCTGTTTCCTCTAAGCCATATGGTACACCTTCGTGTGCCACAGGGACTACCAACTTCGCAAATTCAACCGCATAGGCTTGAATCTTCTTGTTTGGCACCTTATCATTCTTGTAAAAGGTGACCCGTCTGTCGATTGACAATGACATTGCTTCCCATCGTTTAATCATAGGCATCAAATTATGATCAGTGACGAGCGGTGCTGAATACTGCCGGCTACTAACCTCGGGCTGTTCAGCTTCAGTGGCTATAGGCCAATGGACTTTCGGAACCGTTGACCTCACCAGCCTGGCGGGATCTGGCATTTCAGACACGCCCTTTCGGTAATATTGTCCAGTTAAGGCTAAAATCTTGGAGTCAGTGTACTTCATTCCAATCATGCGACTTGTAACTGATTGCTGTGATTGGAGCCCCATTAATATGTCAAAATCTTCCTTCAACAAATCAACAGTGGCATCCTCGCCATCACGGCCAAAGTTGATTCTCAGATTTCCTTCCTGATTGACATACACAATGGAGTTCCATCCGGGTCTCGTTTTATCGGCATATGTAATATGCTTCAACCTTCGAGCTCCAAGATTGGTTGGTAAAAACCGCCATTTCCACACAGTGAACTGCGGGATCGTCCAGACAAACAACCTATGGGGGCATGCCT